CCCAGCGCAACATACACCGACATCTTGTATGGGGATATCGGTCATATCCTTTATTGTGTTAAAGAATTGAGAAACCAGTTCTTTCTTGTGCGCCAGGATAAGGAATCGCTTTTCAGACTCGAACCAATACCTGTTAATGAGCCTGGCAATCATAACCGTTTTGCCACTACCCATAATGGCCTGCATTAAAACGAATGGTTCGGTCTTGAGGTCTTCATGGATTACATCCAAGGCATCGCTTTGGTATGGTCGGAGTTTAAACATTAAGGTCCTCAAGGAATTTAAAAGCTGAAGATGTTGAATTGCAATTAGGAAAAGCATATCTTACTTCAGCTTTCCACCTTGCTTCTACAGCGTCTTTTAAATCAATATAGTACCCGAGATGTTTTGTTTTTCTATTAATTTTTATCCTACTATGCCATCTTTTATCCCTATTTTCCCAATTAACACCTGTAATACCTGATGTATTATTCTTTTGCATTGAACTATTAATGATATTACACCTTTGTGTTACATGTCGTAAATTTACCCACCTGTCGTCATTGCGAATCCTGTTTACATGATCAACATTGTGTTCTGGGAAGTACCCTTCCATCCACAAGAAAGCTAATCGAGAAGATTTATAACTTATTTTGTCAATTCTTATGTGGACATACCCATCTCGACTCACATATCCAGCAATAAGGGTAGGTTTTACGCCTTTTCCTGAAGCCAACCAATGGAACAACCCAGTTTCAGGGTCATAATTCAAAAGCTTTTTCAGTCGTTTTTGATTGATTTTTGAGGATGGTTTTGGTAATGATATGCTAGTCATGATAACGCCTCCATATAAGGTGTTTTTGTGACCTGAAACCGGACAGCCCCTACAGCTTTCCGGTTTCTCTATTTTTACCATACTATTACTCATTTTGTCAAACCTTTTATGACGTCCAGCGTGTCTCACATTAAAGGTACTCCATTAAATTTTTCTATACAGCCCATGGCAGCATTAAACTCTTTCAACCGACTGAATTGGGATGTTATGAATTCCTGTGGAAAGCCGTAGTCTCTTATAAGCATTATCGCTAAGGCTAGGACATATTTTTCTGCTTTTTCTTTGGATAACCCCCTAACTTTTACATACGCAGCACCAGAAGTGAACATATACTCTCTTGGGATATATTCTCCCAGCGGGAATAATTCTAAATGTGAAGACCCGTCTTTCCATGCAATCACTGTGTTTACTATGCTGAATTCATTTTCCATTTTACCCCCTCCTGCCGGCAATAGCTTCAATAATTCTATCTTCATGGTCGTCCATCCAGCTTTCAATCCCTTCTTTAAACCCTCTTTCCATTGTAGCGAATGTATCAGCGCCAGGCATATCGGTAATGTTACGCATAGCCCTAAATATTGCTTCCGCAGCCCCTTCTCTGATTGCCTCGAATTCTTTACTTTCCATTTTCTTTCCCCTTCTGATATCGTTCTTCTAGCCCGTAATATGGATGACCATAGGTGTCGAATTGTTCGTTGTTTGTGACCCTGTGCCATTCCTCATCCAAATGGCTTTTCAGGGTTATGAATTTTCCGGACATTAATCCAGGGCAAAAAATATCCAAGACTTTCATTAAACGATGTGATTTGGGATAATGCTCCTGGCACCGATTAAATATTTTATTTAAATAATGTGCCACGATAGCCAGCTCGTCGGCTGTTTCAAGATGTTCTTCCATTGTCATTCTTTTATCTCTTCTTTTCATTTTTCCCCTCCCATCGGAAAAATCCGTTTAATATCGTCCAGCGACCGGACCAGCTCATACCGGCCCCCTGCCGCCAGGATCTCTTCCTCTGCTTTCTTCTGCGTTGCTGATTGACGGCCTTTGGGGGTCTTCACTTCGCATCCAATAAATTGGCCACCCTCACCACAAACCGTAATATCCGGTACGCCTGGTTTCCCACTACGGAACATACCACCGGCCTCAGTTTTTACCATCCCGGCTCCAGAACGAAACCAGTATATCTTATTCTTTAAGGAGTACCACGCCAGGTAATCAAGCACCGCCCTCTGAATCATCGCTTCCGTTATTTTCTTCATTCCATATTCTCCTTGGCTCCCATAATACACTAAAAAAAATGATTGTCAACGAAAAAAAGTCTTGACATACGAAAATGGATGGTTTAAAGTCGTCCTCAATCGATGATAAACGAAGTTCGTAATTTAACGAACGGGATTTATTTAGAAAGGAGTACATTATGTTAGAAGATTTGTGTGGCGACCTGATCGCCGCAAAACAAACAATGGCATTCGCCAAGAACGAGGTCCTGAGAATAGAAAAACTTATTCTCGACCTCTCCCCTGAAAAGCTGGAAGGTTCTCAAACCCTAACCCCACCCGGATTCAAACTCACCATCACCAGTAAACTCACCCGAAAGCTGGATTATGACGCATACCAGGCTCTTGGCATCCATTCAGAATTTGAGTTTGTAACTCTCAAGCCAGCTATTGATTTAGCAGCGCTTCGTATTGTTGAGGAACTCAACCCTGCTCTGGTAGCATCCTGCGTAACCACCAAACCCGCCAAGACGGCCATCAAGGTGGAGGTATCTGATGAATCTTGAAAAACTGATCAAAACCACCCGTAGTGGCAAGCCGCCCCGGATTGTACTCCACGGCGTTCATGGAGTAGGTAAAAGCACCTGGGCCGCTAAAGCGCCTGACCCCATCTTCATCATTACCGAAGACGGGCTTACATCTATTGACGTACCGCACTTTCCTCTCTGCACGAAGCTCCCCGAGGTGTTTGAATACATGACGGGGCTTATCGAGCAGAAACACGACTACAAAACCCTGGTAATCGACACAGCGGATTGGCTTGAGAAGCTGATTTGGGCAAAGGTATGCAAAGATGCAAACCAGGACAATATCGAGGGATTTGGCTACGGCCGCGGATATACCATCGCCATGACCCAATGGGACCGGTTCTTTAATGGCCTGGAAGTCTTGCGTGACAAGGGTATGGCGATTGTAATCCTCGCTCATAACGAGATAAAGGCTTACAACCCACCCGATGCCGACCCCTACGATAGATACCAAATAAAACTTCATAAGCACGCTGCAACGAAATTGGAAGAATGGGCCGATGTGGTCCTGTTTGCTAATTTCAAGGTGTATGTGAATACGGAGAAGGGCAAGGGTAAAGCCGCGTTATCGGCACCAGAGCGGGTAATACATACCTCAAACTGTCCAGCATGGAAGGCGAAGACCCGGTACAACTTGCCGGAAACATTGGAAATGGATTTCAATAAACTCATGGAGGGAATTAAAAATGGCTGATTTATCAGGAGCGAATTTAGATCCGAACGTGGAAGAAAACACCGGAGGATTTACGGTTGTACCGGAAGGAAAGTACCAAGTTGTCATCGTAGGCGATAGCCTGAAGGACACGAAAGCAGGCACCGGCAAAATCCTGGAACTCAAGGTTCAAATCGTGGACGGCGAACACCGAGGAACAACGGTCATCGACCGGCTTAATATCATCAACCAATCGGATGTTGCTCAGAAGATCGGGCAGGGTCAGTTGAAACGCATCTGTAACCTGTGCGGAGCGGATTACCCGCCGTCAGATACGAGTGGGCTGATTGGTAAGCCCATGCAAGCCACGGTGAAAATCGAAGAGTTCACGAGCAACAACACCGGGAATCTACTTAAGAGCAACAAGATTTCCGGATACAATCCTGTCCCTACTGCCCCTGAAGGAACTAAAACAGGATGGTAGATTTATCCAAAGTGCTTGGCCAGGACTCCCCTGGTCAGGCGGTGGAGGCATGGTACGAGGCGAATCAGGAATCGCGCCTCCACCTGGGCCTGTCCGAAATTGGCCATGAATGTCCACGATATTTATGGTATCGACACAATGGATATAAACAACAACCGATTGACGGCAGGACGTTACGCCTGTTTCAGGTAGGGAACAACATCGAGGACCAGGCGATCTTTGATCTGATGAAAGCAGGGTATGCCGTTACTGATAACCAGAAAGAAGTTGTGTTTGACCATAACGGGATCTTCCTAAAAGGCCACATTGACGGGATAATCACCGGACTGCTAGAAT